CTTCGGTGGTTCTGCTGAGATCGATTTCAACATGAGGCAACTGTGTAATAGTTGTCAAATTTGCTAAACGCATATTATCAATAACCTTAGCCTGATTGGCGATGACACCACCACCATAAGGAAGAAAAGCAAGTATATATCTACCCTGTTGAAATTTATTAGCATTGACTTGGAATCGAAAACGGGTATCAGCCCGAATTCCCATAAAACCCTTTAATTTTGAGTAATATGGCTCATTCGAAAGAAGCGAATTAATATCCCATTTATTAAAGGTCGTGCTAATGTCAGTTGTGGCCAACGAGCCGTTGGCCACTAAATAGGGTTTCGCCAGAAAATCATAGATACTCTCCGTTGGTTGCGAAGAGGCATTTACCAGGGGGGAACCATGCATACGTATCGGTCTCACAACGACACTAGTTGTTACATCAGTGTCATTATAAAACCGAGTTGTAGATTGGATATCTTCCTCACCATTATCGGCAGATTTTGTAGTCTCTGCCAGAACTTTTTCTTCAATATTATTTGTAGCGATCCATTAATGTGAATACACAGCCGAATCAAACTGTACATCCGTAGCTGGGTGACGGTGTTTGTGGGAGCGCCACGAGGACACCTGGAGAACCTCTAATATATACAACGCTCAATTATATTATTGCACCCAGCAACTGGTCCTATAATCTGATCATTATATATATAACTTAAATAAAAAACAAAATTAAAATATTACAACTAAGTCAAGGGTATAATATTGGGTATAATTTTGTACGTATTTAACGTGCCGTCACACGAAGTTGACAACTAATGTCGCGACCAGCATTCAGAATTGAAAGCCTGATCACGAAGAAGCTGCTGGTTCGTCCTTGGTGGAGACCAATTTAAAACCTCTCTACATGTCTCAATTATCACACGGGAGTACTTATCAAAAGTGCTTTTACTGTGCAAAGAAAGCTCCATGAGAGCATTGTCAACATTAGACTCCGTTGTAGTCTTTGGGTCAGTAGTAGAAGTCCAAAAAGGCATCTCCAAGACCACATTCAACTCCAAAGGTGCCAATACATATTGTATACCAGGTTCGAACCTCCTCTTCAAAAAGGTTATATCTGCTAACTTCTGAAGAGGTTGTTTAGAAATACACTTTTCAGCATTAGTATAAGTCATACCAAGCTCACTAGTATATTCCGCCATAGTGTGCTCGTTGAACAAATCTCGTGCCTCTGGTGCAACTGAAAAAATATTATCATCACCTAATACGAGGAAATAGACATGATCATAAAACTTACTAGCTCTATAAAGACTATTGTCAGATTTCCTATAAAAGACATACAGTGCTGCTAAATGATTGTAGTGATTGTTTACGCAAGTGGTGAGAGGACTGCCACTAGCGAGCGAACTAAACCATTCCATAATAACTGCTCCACGTATATGCTTAGAATTTGTA